GAGCAGACTCCCCTGAATATAAATAATGAAGCATTGCAACATCACTCATATTCTGTTTCAAAATCTGCACATCTAATATGTCATCTAATAACTCTACTTCAGGATCTTCAGGAAGGTATTTCTTCGCAAAAAACTTCTTTCTAAAAGTCGATATTACAATTCGACTCCTTTCTTCCATACCCGATGAATTCTTAATCTCTTCTATTCCTGGTCGCAATCTCTCTATATCCTCTACTGTTGTAACATGTACTTTGCCTTGAGGTCTTCTACTCTGCACAACCCCTACCACGTGAACATTTTGGCGGCGAGCCATCTCATGAAGAGCATTCATTGCATTTTCATATAGTGTGGCTGTATTTTTACTTCCTAAATTAAAATCCTTTACCATTGTCAGCAAGTCGATAGTAACAACTAAGTAATCTACTCCCATTTCTTTTTTTGTTTTTTCTATTATGTCTTCTATATCAGACATATAAAGAGAGGGTTCTTCTACGAAGCGAAAATAATTAAGATCTTTAATCTTTTGAGCTTCTTGTTCTACTCTGTGCAGTACAAACTCGTTAATACCCGATCTGTCTCCTGTAGATGCATCCACTTGAGGATGAAACAGCTGAAGAGGTAAACGCAGTCTCATTGCTGCCAACCGATCCATAGTAGAAATGAGAGGCATTTCAGGAGAAAAGTAAATAGATGGAATCTGTTTATTAATCTGTTTGTTAATAAGATAAAGAGCGTAAGTACTTTTACCTACACCGGATTGTCCAAAAAGTGTTGTAATTTTCTGAGGAGCAAATCCTTCTAATAGATATTGATTAAGGTAGGAACACCCTGTATCGTAAAACGAGTCTCCTTTATCTCTTGCGTACAATTCTTCTATGTATGTGTCAAACATTTGAGACAAAGTATACGTTTTTTTAGAAGTATCATCTACCTCTTTGATTCTGTTTTCTAAGAGATTTTTCAACTTCCATAGCTCATCCACAGCCAGCTCGTTTTTAGAGGAGACTTTTCCTAAAATGCCCTGAAGAATGTTAGTTTGAATATCTACCTTAGCCCACTGTTTGCGCAAACTTGTGTACATTCCTCTTAAATCGTCTTTAGATACATCAAGATCGAAAAGAGCTTGTACTTGTTCTTGCGTAAGGTTTGTACTCTTTGTAACTTCTGTGTACACATTACGAGGTGTAACTTGAATTTCTTGTTTTAGCAAGTGATCAATTGCATTGTATACGGAAAGTGCGGAGTTAGAAATAAAGTACTGAGACGATACTTCGTGTATAAGATGGGGATGCTTGACGCAAAGAGATAAGATATTTTGTTCTTGAAGAATGATTGAATTTTCGATGCTCATTTATTAGTCCTCCCACAAATCAATCGTATCAAAATCATCTTTTTGGGTGTAGTGATCTAGAAAATAAAAGAGAGAATTAAAAGGCTTTATTTTTCTTCGCACCAAATCTTCTATATCCTTTCCAAAACCATTTGAAGCAATGTTATCAATCTCATTGTTGGAAATGAAGATTGTAGATTTTTGCTCTTGATCCATTCTCTGTCTTAAAAAATTATCTAAGAAAGGAATTTGATAACCACTTTTATACAGCGTTACTTGATCGGCCATAAAAGCTCTATCTATAATAAGACAATCTACAGAGGAGTATTGCGAGATATCTACCTCATCCTCCCACCCCTGCTTCTGTAAATCTTTTATGAGTTGGTCCATTAACACATACTTGACCGAGAGACCTTTTTTAATCAACTCTCTCCCTACCCAATACGCTACTGTTGTTTTTTGAGTACCCATAGCTCCGTAAAAGTAAATGTGTTTATCAAAAAACTTTTCTTCAAACTTATCAACATATTGCTTCAACTTCTGGAGGTTATCAATAGACTTTCTCCCTATGTACTTTCTCATATGGTAGTCTTTAATGTAGTCATATGGAATTGAAGCTTTATTAAGTGTAATTTCTAGTTTTCTTTTTCTTTGAAATTCTTTCAAACATTCACATTTTACAGCACTGTCTGTCTTTTCGTCATAAATGTATCCACTATTACATTTGTCACATGGAATAAATGTTTCTGCCATACTGCCTCTATGAATTTATCTGTTCGTATAATGTGTTCCGTAACCTCTTACGAAACAACTCCTCCACATCAGTCTCTTCTCCGTCCGCCACCTGCCCTATGTTTCTAATGAGATTGTATCCAGGCACAAGATAAGCGTCTAAGAGAGCTTTCTTTTTATCATTTTCGTATTCATCTCCTTTCTTTTCTACTACCAAGTCGCCTAAGAAAGGTAGTAGGGTTGTTTCCTCTTCTATATAATTCATCACTACTAATGAAAAGAGTGCTTCAAAAACAAGGCGTACGTCATCTTTACGTACACCGCTTATTAAATGCACCTTCTCAAGAGTCTCTTTTTCGTTGTTTGTAACTTTCACACAAGTACTCCTTTAATCTCGTAGTCTAAGTTTGTATTCATTGGGAGCAACTTCAACGAGTTCAGCATCTTTTTGCTTTTCAATTTCTTCTTTCTTTTTTTGGAATTCTTCTTCGGTCAGAAATTGTTCGTTGAGTTTGATCTTTTTTTCGTCGCTCATACTACCTCCTCTTTTCTTTTTTCTCTCTTGGCTTTCGTATACAGTCTCTTCAGCTTATCTTGTATGTGAAGATATTCTGTTGTAACTTGCATATACTCGTCCAACTCTTTTCTTGTAAGGTGAATCTCCTCGCCTTGGGGAAAATGAGAATCCTTGATGTGGAAGATGGGAAAATCTTCCATAGCCACAATCTTGTACCTCATTTCTTGCCGCTCCTTTCATATTTATAATATAAGTAAAAAACTCAAAAAAGTAAAGTAAAAGAAGAATAAAACTTAGAAGGATACTGTCATGCTAAACTTTTCTTGAAGTTCTTTTAAGATTTGGTTATTAATATTTGTAACATTTCCCTCACTATCTTTCACAAATTGATCATCATTAGTCCAATGATATTGAGGTATTTCGTGAAGCAAATCTGTAATAAGAGTGTAAGCACTCCCCGTGAAAGAGTCTGATACGTCCTTTGCATGAACACCCATAAAAGACTGATCCCAATCTCCTCCGTCATCATATACTGTGTCGCCTTGTGTGTGATCAATTTTTACTTTACCTTTTTCTGTCCGAGTTTCTATAAGCGATTGAAAATTATTTTTTAAGAAAATGTTTTTCCCCACTTTCACTCTTCCATTTAATATCCAAGAAGCTACCACTCTGTATGGGGCTGTCTCTCTATCTACAGAAAGCTTTGAAACGGGCAAACCCTCTCTCGCTAGTCTCTGTAAAAGATCGGAGCTTTGATACTGGTCAGCGGTAATAGAATGAAAATAAATATGTCCTTTTCTTTTTAGGTCTAGAACAAACTGAGCTACTGCATCGATATTGATTCTTGATTTCTCGGGGGAAATAGGAATAGTAAAATCGTTTACAATATATAATTCCCCTTCGTTATCGATTTCGAAATGGTTCATGCTAATGCTCGCCATATCCTTTGCTTCCGCCAAGTCGATGTGCACCGTTCTTTTTGCTTTAGGTGCTCTGTAAAATTCATATCTTCCATTCACGTTGATAAAGAAGTCATTCACCACTTTATTCCAAATAAGTCCTTCTGGCCTTTTGTCCGCAGGGGCTGTGATTGCCCCATACTGATTTAAGAGAACAGGTGTGAACATGCTTTCAATGTATCTAAAGTCACTAATAAGTTTTGCAATTCCTCCTGCAGGCCACCCCGCAAAGTCTGCTACCATTTTTTTAGTATCGTTGATAAACTTTTGTTTTACGTCAATAGGTACATGCAGTATATCCTCTTTTGCATATTCGGATATTTGTTCGGTTGTGAGAAGTACTTTAGGAGGTTTAGATGCATCTCCTCTAAATACAGGAAAGGTTTGTCCTTCTTTATACCATTTCGGATACTTCTCGGGAAACACTTCCCAATGTTTTGCTTGCACCACCATAACACTTGGATCTTTTTCTGCCTCCCCTGAATATATCCATTTATCAATAGGGGAAAGAGAAAGGTCTAATGGGGAACTGTCTAAAATCACCCCACTTAAATAGCGCATAGCAAAACGAGAATCAACTCTATTCCACAAGTCATTAAATGTACCCCATATTTCTTGAATAGGAACACCTTTTTGAAGCCAAAAAGAAATCTCAGAAGCTATTCCAAGAATAATATTCAATCCTAAGAGTGCACTTCTGTCGGATACGGTGGTGATATGAATGTCTTTAGAAAACTGAAACGAGCCCATTCTACCAGCAGACGTGTACACAATATGCTCGGGACCTATTTCCGTTTGTCTTGCCTCTAGTCTATCTTCTCTTCTGACTTTATCAAACATAGGAGAAGCTCTTAACAAATTCGCAAAGGGTTGTAACAGTACTTGTTCAACCTTTTTCATGGTAAAAGAAAGAAGAGCTATTACAAGAGAACCCATTACATTTAAGCCAAAGAATTCTTTTGGATTTCTCATATACTGCAAATGCACAATAATGTAAAGAGCAATAAGAGAGGAAAGGGAACTCTTTCCAAATCCAATACATGTAGACAAGGCTAACACTCTTTTATTAGAATACGGATCCATAAAAGAACGGAACACATCAGCTACATGGGGATAAACGGAATCTGCAACAGCACCAATCCATTTAGGTGTTAAGAATTCATTTACAGTGGGAGGTTTTACCTCATAATGAATTCTCCATGTATTCTCTAAAAAATGTGTTTTAGTATTTTCTGATAAGTTAGGATTGTTAACTATGAGGGAGAGAGCTTTTCTTATCTCCTCTCCCGTCAAGTCGTTATAGTCTTCTCGGTATGTTACAGAGTTGTCCCCGTAGAGCAGATCTTTAATAATAGCTTTTGCTTCGGTGAGTCTTTTATCTTCCATACTATATATATTAGTCACTCACCGAAACAAAAACCTAAAAATATTATTTTTTTCCCGGTTTTACAATTTTACGTTTTTTATGAATCTCCGGAGGTGTATCATTATCTACTAGCCCTCTTTTTGTGATAAAGGTTTTTTCATGGGCTGGGTGAGAAGGCTTCCTTTCTTCTTTTACACTGTCTTTAGCTATCTCCCTTAACTCATATGTATCACTTACGAGGGCTTCCTCTGGTTTCTTCTTTTCAGTAACAGGCGGTTTAGGAGTAGAAGGTTTTCTTCTCCTTTTCCTTTTTCTCATTTTCCTATCAAGAGAAATATTCCCAGCTACCATCAGTAGAACAGCAAAGGGGTCAAACACCGCCACAATAAGAAGAATAAGAATACGAGCAGTATCATCAAACTTTTCTTTTGCTTTATCCTCTCCATACATCAACATAGCAAGATATTTAACAGGCCCAACATTTACTTCAATAGTGTTCAATTCTTGTCTGTACTCGAAAAGTTCATCTTCATACTGAGCAATATTATTTTCAGCTTCTTCAATAATA